CCGTATCATATTCTAGAGTTATAACATACCAAATAGGAATAGATAAAGCTGGAATGTCAACTTCTCTATTAACTATTGTCCAGGTTCCATCTTTTTTTAGACAAATATAGTTAGCTTTATTAGCTATTAAAGCTGGAGTTGAAGTTTTGGTAAAGGTAGTGGAAGTTGGTTTATCAATCAAAGCTCCATCTATTTTTGCTTTACCAGGACTAATAGTAAATTCAATACCAGTCCCCCTTGATCCGTCAAATCCTTCAATAACGAAGTTATCGTTTTGAGAAAGAAAATGAAGAGTAACATCGTGATCTATTACATTCTGATTTTGTGCTTGCTGGTTCATATAACTTAACAATTCTTGGAAATTAGCCTGAGGTGCTTCCATTGTTACAGCACAAGCAACGGTTTCCCAATCTGAACTAGAAAAAGTTACTTGATTAGGATAAAAGTTTCTGTCATAATCTGTAAAACCAGTTACTTTAATATAATCTCTAGCAGTTAAATCTAAATCAGCATTAAGTAGTGTCATACTTCCTTCATCAACCGGCCAAGCAACTTTATCAGCCATCACTACACCATAAGTTTCCAATGATTCAACATCCTTTATAGTTGGAACATCCAAAAATCCTTGCCTGATTCCAAATTGTTTTTGAGATTCAAGATCATTTACTATTATTTGAATTGGATTTCCATCAGCTTTTTCATCGCCTTTTAGCCATATTTGATTTATTACTCCAGTTGTGCTTCTTTTTACATCGAAACTTTGAATTGTTTCTTTAAGCGAATAAGTTCGATTCGTAGCAGTCAACCAAGTAGAAATTCTAAGTTTACGGTCAGTTCCAATGTGCCACAAGTAAGGACGATGATGAGTTCGAGTAACAGTTTCAATCAATCCAGTCGTTTTATTAAAAATAGATTCGGTAGTAGTCCAAGTTTGTTCCTGAAGATTACAAAGCTCTGTTAAAGCATTTGATACGGAACTTGATGAAAATGAAACTGTGGCTGTCTTCGGCATAGATGGAATTAATGCAAAATCTATAATAACATCATCAATTGGAAAACACTTCAATAAAGTCTTTAAAATAGTATCAATTGCTAAAGGTTGGTTAATGTTAAACTGATCTATAATAGTGCTTTCGGCTCTTGCTGCCCAGCCCAAAGCTCTAATCCTAATTCTCTCTTCCCATTTACTAATGATTCTTTCAATATCTTCAATAAATCCACTATATAAAACTTTATTTCCTTCTACCCAAAAAATTTCAATTACTGCACCATTTCTTATATTTCCAAGATTCTCGTAAGTTCTATGCAACTCGAAGCTGCATTCTTGGGAGCCACCTAATCTAGTATCTGACCAAGACAAAGTCCCTTCGACTACTTCGAGATTTTCTTTGAAAACGAAGGATGGATCATATAATCTTATTTGAAAGGTAACTCCTCCAGACATCTTAGTCTTTTCTCACTCTTTTAGTAACGACGAATTCTTCCTTTATTTCCATAATCTTTATAATAATTCATTCCACGAATTATTTCTCTTCCAAGTCGTTGAGCGTCAAAAGCAGAAGAAATAGTTACTTGAAAAGTAGTATTAGGATTATGTCCAGATCGGTAGTGTAAGCTCCCTCCCATAAAATAACTTAATGGAACTTTCGCTCCCATCGGGCCAACTGCCATTCCATATTCAGGATATGCTCTCCATCCAGCTGGTAATACTGGAACTCTTGCAGGTTCGGGAACTACTGCCTCAGCTACGGCTGGAGCAACGGCTGGTGGCGGAGCTGGGAATGGTAATCCTAAAGCGATAGCCTCAACTTCTTCTCTAGCTAATTTAAAAACTTTCACTAAACCAGTAAATCCTCTTCTTAATTCTAAAACTGACATCGCCATGGCACTTTCACCAAAACCCATGGTTTCTTCCCATTCTGTCGTTACTGTTTCTAACATTCCAGCAAATGCATCTTCATTTGCTTTACCCCAATCTATTATATATTCAATTAGAGTTTTACCAGTTTCTCTAGCAGTTAAAAACCATTCTTTATATAAATCTGAATAGGTCTTTCTCCAAGTATCTATCAAAATTTTGACATAATCCTCTCCTGCTTGCTCATAAACTTTTTGAATTTCTTCAGACATTCCAGCGTGGGCAACTGTCATCCCAGCATACATAGTTCCTAGATATTCAACTATTTCAGCTGGAAGTTTCTCACCAAACTCAGTTGCATAATAATCTGCTATATAATGATAATGCTTGTAAATACTTTGACTTACTTTAAAGAATAAGACTCTTCTAGCTACACTTTCCGCTACTATTCTAGTTTTCCATACAGCTTCAACTACAGACTTAGCTATTCTTTCATAAGCTTTAGGAATTTCAGGGTAATAATATTCATGAATAGCTTTCTTTTTCTTACGGATACTACTCAGTATCGCCACTACTGCGCCGATACCTGTCGCCCAAGCTCCTAGTGAAGTCAAAGCTATACCAGATTGTGATTTAAGTAACCCCAATTTAACTGCTGTTCGCTTAAGAAATCCTGCAATAGTTTTTGAAAATCCAGCAGCTATTCCAGCTAAACCAGAACTCTTTCCAGTTGCTGCAGCACCAAGTTGAACTTGCTTTCCAAAATCACTCCAATTTGCTAACAAATTTTGCCATGGTGGAGCCGCAATAGGTGGAGCTGCAATGGCAGGAAATCCAAATAATCCCATCCATGGAACAGCAGGAGCTGCTATTGGTGGAACTCTTGCTGGCATACCTAATATGGTTCGAATCATAGATTCTATTATATCCATCAATGGATCAAGAAATGGTCTTAAAATTTTCGTTAATCTGGTTCCAATTTCTCTTCCAAGTTCTTCGAATAATGCAGTCAATGGCTCAAAAACTTCTCTTAAACCATCTATCATTGCTTTAGCTGCAGTAGCTGCTATTCCCTTCCAAATTCCTTCTAGAAATTCACCTAATTTAGCCGTTCCCATCATTAGACCTTCTAAATATTTATGGAAATAATTTGAAAATGTTTCCCAAGCCTTCAACGATTCTTCTTGAGCTCTCCAATTGATTTCTTTAATTTTATCTGAAGCTTCTAACCACAGCTTAATTTTTTCTTTAGTATTTTCATCTAGGGCAGCAGTTGCAACATCCCCAGCTTTTAGCTCAGCTAATAATCCCTTGTCAATTCCTTTTTCAATTTCTGCAAGTCTTTCAGTATAAAAAGCCTTTTCTAGTTGAAGTCTCTGTTCTAAAGAAATTGTATCGCTTTTCTCGAGAAATGACAGAAATTTCAGATAATCACTTTCTTCTCTTCTCTGAAATTCCCTTCGTATTTCACTTCTCTCCTTTTGGTGAGATTTGAAGGTTCCTTCAGTTTCCTTCCAAAGTGCATCTAAAAGTTTCGCTAGTGAACTCTCAGATAACATTATACCTTCGCATCTTTTCTCAGTTTCTAATATCATTGCTCGAGCTCTTTCCCTAAATTCTGTTTCGTTAATTTTTCCAAGCCTTAACTCTTCTTTCAGAAGCTCAAATTGTTGAGCTAAAATTTTCGCTACTTCATCTTCAGCTATTCTTTCTAAATCTCTTGCCAATTTCGCTCGTTGAGCTTTAAGGACTTCCCCTTCAGCGACTAAACTTTCTATTCTTCGTTGAACTCCCCTAGTGTTTAAGGTTTCTAAATGAGATATTTGTCTTTTTCTAGCTTCTAACTCTCTATCAATAGCTCCTATTTCAATTTCTATTAATCGTCTGTTTCGTTCTTCTGCATCGGGGATCAATTCTGCTAAAATTTTCTCCCGTTTTCTAATATTCGTTTCGACTTCAAGACTCAAGGTTTTTTCTAATTTAGCAGCTTTATCAGTTCTAACTTTTTCACTTTCAATTAGTAATTTGTTTTTTTCTTTCTCGTTCTTAATATAAGTCCTAATATATCTTTCTCGTGCTTCATGTTCTATTTCAATCATCAAAAGTTCTTTTACATAGACATCTTCAATCCCCTTTATTCTCTCTTTTTGGAGTTTCTCAATCATTTTTGCTACCTTTTCTTCCATAATTGCTTTTTCTCTAGCAGCTCGTTCAGCTTCTTTTGCTTTCTTTCCTTCTATAATTGCTCTTTCTCTAGCAACTCGTTCAGCTTCTTTTCCAGCTTTAATTTCAGCTCTCGAAAAATCCTTTAAAGCTTTTTCTGAAAACTTAACAGATTCAGTAAGTAAATCTGTAAGTTCTCTCCCTTCATATACTGCTATAACTAATCCCTTTGTAGTTTGCGTTACTCGGAAACCAGCTCGATCAAATTTTCCCAATGATGCTGAAGATAAATCAATAGTTTCAGGAACCTTCTTCGCATCTCTCATCCATTTTTCCCATTGGTCTTTAGTGAAAATCACTACTTTTCCTGATTCATACATTTCTTTAGTATAACCAGTCAATTGAATTTGATTTTTCGCTAATATGTCATGAGCACCTTTTCCCGCTAAAATAAACTTTCCTTTTTTCTCAGTTCCAATTGCTAGTGATTTTGCCAATTCATCTATAGCTCCTTTAGTTTCTTCAGTTACTGCTGGAATATTCAATTTCTTCATTTCTTCCAGAGCTTTTCGAGCTTTTTCAGTAGCAATTTTAGATTTTTCCCAAGTTCTAGTTGCTGCTTCAACTGATATAGCTCCCGCTTTAACTTGCTCAGTAGTATATGAAACGGTCTCGCCATGTTTTTTATCATAAATTGTCACAGTTTTGGTAGCTTTAGCACTATCTTCTTTTGCTTTTTTAAGGATTTCGAGAGACCAAGCTTCAGCTTTTTCAGCTTCTGCTAATGCCTTTTCTGCTTCAGTTAAATCTTTTGCTTCTTTAGTTAATTCTCTTGCAACCCTCCAAGCTTTGGCATATACTACTAGATTTTCTACCTCTTGTTTTACAGCTGCACTAGTTCTTCTATTTATTTCATTCCAGACAGCGATTATTGTAGAAGATAATGCCCAAGCTGCAGCCATTACTATCGGAATCGGCCCCGTAGCGAAAGAAAATAGAGCTTCTCCCGCTTTTGCAACTTTAGGTCCAACTGTAAGCCAAGCATTACCTAATCGTTTCGTCCATATTTCCGCTCCCTTTACTGTAATACTAGCGTCAATCAATGCACTCCCTAGTCCGACAATCTTTTTCAATAAAAAACCTCCAGCTATAGTCGTTATTCCGATCGAAGTTGCAAAAGTTCCCAAAGCAGTAACAACTAAACTTGTTTCTTTACCTACTGCCTTAGTTACATCACCTGTTTTAAAAAATATATCTACCAAAGAAACTGCAGCTTTCAAAGTTAGTTCAAGGGGCAAGATTAAAGCACGAATAGATGCTCCTAAAAGATGAAATACTTCTACTGGAATAGCTTTAATTAAACCAATTATAGCTAAAAGACCTTCTTTAGTTGGTTGAAATAAAGGGTATCCTATTAGCCCTGATACTATTACTATAATATCTTTCAAATTTGCCCAAGCTGTTGATAATTTCCAAGTCCATTCATCAACCATCTTCATAGCACCTGTCATTTCAGCCCATTTGTGCAAGGCAGGAACTAGAGTTTCTGGTATAATAGTGCCTGCTTTTGTAAATTCTACGCCCAAAGCTTCTAAGTCTTTTCGAGTTAGTCCTAAACTATCTCTTAATATTTTCAAAGCACCATAGGCTCCTTTAGCTGCTTTACTGAAAGCAATTGACATCCTCTCTAAAGCTGCATCCATCGTTTCTCCAGCTCTTTTGCCAACTACTGCCATAGCGGAAATAAGAGGCATATTTTTCTCTACTTCCAAGCCAAACTTAGCTAAGGTAGTTCCAGCAGCTATTACACCAGGTATTTCAAATGGAGTTTTGGCAGCATAAGATACTAGAAATGCTAAAGTTTGCTGAGCAACTCTAGTTGATCCTTGAAAAGCTTTCAAAGTTCCCAATTGCATTTCTAGCTGCATATTGAAATCGTAAAGAGCTGGAACTGCTTTCTTGAAAAATACTGTTAGCCCTACTATTACGAAAATGGCAGATTTAACTTCAAAGGCAAATTTCTTTACTTGATGCCAAGAATCTGTGAAAGCCTTGCTTAATTTATGAGTTTCATCTGCTGTTCTTCTCAAATGAGTCGTCATAGCTGAACTAGTTTTAGCAGAAGTAGCCGATAGAGTTTTGAGAATCTTATTTACTTCCTCTAGGGATCTTTGTGCTCCTTTGAAAGCTGTAACAAACTCCCTTACTAGTTCAGCAGAAATTTCAATAGATACTTTCGCTTCAGCCATTAAACACCCCTTAACGCTAGTTTTAAATCTCTCAAAAGCAAATCAGCTGAAATGAAAATTACTTTAGGTTTAACAAAATGAAGAGAATATGAATAAAGCTGTTGACCTGGATAGGCAAAGAAAATTTGAATCTTTCTGTTACCTTTTCGAGTCGAAATTAGTTTAAATGCGGTTTTCTTAATTATTATCGTCTTCTCATCAGCCCATTTTCGAAATCCCAACAGTTCCAGAACCTTATCAATAAAGAATCCATAAACCAAAAATATTGAATAAGCATCCTTTGTTTTTCGCTTAAATATTCCAATTCTTCTCATATAATGTGGATAGCACCATTTTTTGGGAGGATATTTCTCGGCTAAAAGTTTAATAAATTCTCTGTCGGCGAAAAGAGCAGTTTTACGAACCGAAGCAATAGCAAAGGCTCTAATCTTCCTTTCGCATTCTACTAACACTTTATTTAAATTTTCTTTGACTTGGAATTCTAATTTTACCATTTCCGAAAAACATTTTACCCAATTGTTTCACTAAGATTAGTGAATCAATTGGATATTTAATATCGTATTTCTCTCCTTCAATTGCGACTGCTGCATTAAAGGAGAAATCTCTCATTGGCAGTTTGATTATCTCGGTTGGCAGTTTTCCGTATCGCTTAGCTATTTTATCTATTAGATACCCGTTCTTCACTACGAAAGGGTCTTACTATTTCATTTTCCTCCCTAGTCCAGCCGTGAATTTCATTAATTTTTGATACTAAAGCTAATTTATCTTCAGGTGTTAGTTCTTTCAACGAAAGAGAATCTTCAGATCCATTTTCCGTGATTGAAGGCTCTACTACGGTTATACAGATCAAATTATCTAGAAAATTTAGTCTTTCCTTTAAAACCTCAAAATCAAATTTCCCTTCTTCAGGTTCTTCAGTCAGTTTAGTATAGTTCACTGGGATATTACTTCGTAATCCTATTAAATCTTCGGGACTAATTGTTTGAAGTTTGAAAATAGCTCCTGAGGGTGCTTCAAGAAAATAAAATTTTCTCTTTTCTTTGAATTTAGTTCGATATTCTGTAACTGTAGTAGGATTTTGAACTAAAGACTTGATTAAATTTTCTTCCTTTTTCTCTTCTTCATAAAATGGATTTTCCTCTTTCTCGATTTTTTCAAGTTCTTTTTCTGTTAAAGGTGCTACTATCCCTTTCTGAGCAGCTTCAATGGCATCTAATCTCGCCATTATAAATCACTCTCCTTTCGAAATCTTTTAAAAGATTTTTTAACATTTTAGAGCCCTCTTGCAACGAATAATTTAAGGCAGTTTCTCGAGCTTTTAATCCTCGCAAATAAACTAATTGACTATTATCAAAAGTGAATCTCAACAGTCTTCTTAAATGAGGTAAAGAAGGTTCTACCCATTTGACATATTTATAAAATTTTTCCGTTGCAGGTGGATCAACCCATTTCTCAACTTTAATCAGGAAGGAATTTTCTTCATTACAATAATCTCTAAAACCTCCAAATTCTGGAACCATAGCGGGTAACCCACTAGCCATCCCTTGTAAAGCTGGATAAAGAAAACCTTCACCTCGACTAGGCAAAACAAAACAATCAGAATTTTGATATAATTCAATCATCTTTTCTACCGGCCAATCTTCCGAAATAATTCCTATTTCTGGTATTTTATTCATTCTAGCTTGGATTAATGCCCTTTCAAGTCTATTTTTGAAAGTTAATTCATACCCTTTCTGAAATTTCAATACTAGCCTTACTCGCTCTTCAGAATGGAAAGTAGAAAGATAAGCACCTATTAAAATTTCTATTCCCTTGCGGTAATTACTTTGATAATCAAAAACTGACAAAAAGGTGAATTTATTTTTGATTTTCTTAATAGGCTTCCAGATATCGGTATTTATAAAGTGAGGAACTATTCGGGTAGGTTTATTTACTCCTCCATTTAGGAAAGTCTCTTGACTCTCTCTAGAGGGAAGCCAAACTTCATCGGCAAGGTTACTAGCTTCAGCCCAAGAAGGTAAAATTTTTCCTCTACCTTCCATGACAGAGTAAAGAATTGTAGGAATAGAAGAATTTCTACTTTCAGCAAATGCTTCTGGGATTATTACTTGAATTTCTAGATCAGGAAGTTCGGTATGATCAGAGGAAAACTCTTTAAGTTCTTCCTTGGAAATTTTTGAGAGTGGATTATTGAAATAACCTATAGAGACTGAATATCCAGCTAACCGCAAAGCACGAACTAAATTTCTAGCTGCTTCGCCATAACCACTTGCATTGAGTAGAGCACCTAATACTCGAATCTTCATTCAGACTTATATTAAATTTACCAAGTTCCCGTTCCATAATCTGCAATTCTAGTATTAATAAGTTCTACTTTTACATCATCTTTCCCGATGTCTTCATAAGAAGTAAAAGCACAAGATTGTTTCAATGACTCTCTTGCTCCGGTATCTACCGAAGCAGTAGGATAAATTACTTTCGAAAAAGTGAAAACAAGTTTGTATTTATAAATAGTTCCAGCTATAGTATCACCCTCGAAAATCAAGTTAAGTTTAGCTGGGATATAAGTTAACAAAGGTTCAGTAGCAGTAGTAGAACCCCAAAATCTTCTATATTCAGTAGCAGTTTCGAAAAATAAAGTAAAAGTTCCTGAAGCTTCAAACCCTCCGTAGATTGGTTCTTTAGTATATCTACTACCTAAAACATTTCTAACTTGGAGGTTCGAATTTAATGTAGCTGTAAAATCATCTACCCAAACATTAACTGCATTATCTACTTCAACTTTAGCTCCAACAAAGTCGAAAGGTCTAATTGTCGAGTAACTTGGAGTAGCTTTCGTAGCTTGATATACATCTTTTTGAGCAATTACTCCAGTTGTAAGTAGGAGTAATTCTCCAATTGAAGCAGCTATGTCAATAGTATTAGCTCTACAACCAACTACGTCATAAACTTCTGTATCTTTATCTACTTGTAGAGTGAAAGATGGGCCTTCTGCATCTTTCAAAGTAAATGTATGTCGATAAACATCAGTTGCCAGTGCTTCTGAGGTATCAACGCCTAACAAACTAGCTAGCAATCCTCCAATATTGTCTGCATCAACTTCAATTTGAAAATCACCTGTTACATTGTAAAGTCCAAGATTCGGAATAGGCCTGCCTCGTTTCGCTCTGACGCCTGGTCTATCAATCAAAACATTTTCGCCTGCGACAGCACAGCTTCTACAAGGTGTGAATCTTGTTGGACTAACAGCTGTAGCCCAAGTAGTTTCCCTTCCTAAACCAATATAAGTAGTCCACCCTCTGCTAGGCATTAATTATCACTTCCTTCCTTTTCTTTTTTCTTTCTGAAAATTGAAGATTCTACTTTCTTAAAATTTTGGTTAGTTAAAATAAGCTTTGCATCTTCATCAGAGACTTCCTTCTCTTCTCCAAAATCAAATTCATAAGAAAGAATTTTAACCTTGCTTCTTTCGTTTCCCTCTGGCGGCTGATATCTCACCTTCATATTTAAATATTTCCTCCTTTAAGTTAATTAAATTAGAGCAGATGGGACATTTATAAGAAAGAAACGAAACTTTCACATTTCCCTTATCAGGTAATTTTAAATTCATTTCTTTCTTACATTTTTGACAAATTATTTTCATAGCAACCTCATACTTTGTCGTTTCTCTTTGAGCAAGTAAATCCAATGATTCCTTCGAAAGGAACATCAGCTCCTGCTCTAGTTATAGAGACGGTATAACCAGTTACATATCCATTATCGTAAACAGTATTATTAAAAGTTGCGTTAGCTTTCAGAATATCAACTATATCAGCAGATAATTGCCGACATAATTTTTCGCCTTCTTCCATTCTAGAAGTATAAGTTCTAATATCAAAAGTCATTGAAACAAGTTCTTTACCTGTAGCTATTACTTCTGTTCTAAAATCTGAAACTGAAATGCAACAAGCTGGATATTCACTGATTACATCTCTTAACTCAATGTAGATTTTCTTTAAAGCAGGCACCTGAGCTGTCAAGATATCTTTAACTGCATTTAATGTATTATCTAAAGTTGTTCTAGTTGTTCCCATTAAGCTATAGCTAAAACCTTAAACTTCCAACCAGAAGTAACTGTAACTACTACATCAGTAACTGAATGAGTTCCTTCAGTTATAGATAAAGCTGCATAAGTAGCGGGGCTTCCTGTTGGATAAATCATAACTTTAGCCGGGACTTTGCCAAGGTTATGTGCAATATTTTGAGCAGCTCCTGTCCCAGTTTGTTCTGCAGATAGAGACCAGTTAATTTTCTCATCAATTACTGCTTTATTGGCTAGTTCAGCTGTATCAATAGCTAAAGCTGCAGAATCTAGGTCTCCTGCTACTGTTAATCGACCAGGCATATAAACATTCCCTCTAATTTTTCTCACTCCCATTTTATCACCTCACCATTTCTTACCATTCCTTATCTATTTTAAAGATTGGATTGAATTCTGTAATCTCTGGGAAGCCAAAGTATTCTTGATTTAAGCTCCATAAGCCAGTTCCTACTGGTCTTATACTCAATGTTTCTTCTGTTAAAGCATCTCTTAGAAATAAGGAACCTACTTCAATTGCCTCTAATCGCTCTTTGTATTCAGTTTTTAGAACTTCTGCATGATTCGAAATTCCAGGTTCGACCGTTCCATGGAAATGGGCTTCTTCAGCTAGGAAGGCTGCTCCAAGAGAATTAACTAATTTAAGTATTTTTAGACTCTCAACCCCAGTCACTGGGACTATGTATCCTTTTCGTTTTAGCCTTCCATCTATTTCTGCTGCTATCAAGTCAATAAATTTATTGACATCCTTAATCGTTACCTCCGAAGTAGCTGAATATACTCGGTTTTTGTTTAAAGATTGAACATCGTCTATAGTGCAATAAGCCATTTCACATTATGCTATGCAATCTGCAATCAAGAAACCACAGTCAGTTGATACAATTTTAATCGCATAATTGTCATCAACTTCTATTAAATCTCCCTCTCTGAGAGCTAGGGGAAATCGTTTAGTTTTTCTATAACCTCTAACTCTAAAGGTAATTCCTAAAGTTAAAGTTTTCAAAGCTGGCTTAGGAGCTACATAAGCGATTAAGGAATGTTTACCCCAAATATAGGCTTTGACTGCGGCAACTCCTTCTGCAGCCGTATCTTTCAGCGCTCTACCGACTAAGAAATTCTCTACTTCAAAAAGTTGAGCCAAATCCGCAGAAGTAGCAAATCTATTTCGATGGTGTCCTAGTCTATCTAAAATATCTGGATGTTGTCTTAATTTAGCAAAGACTGCTCCTCCAACTGCAATTAAATTAGGCTCTTTACCTGCTTTGGTTCTAATAGATTCTTTTCCTAATTCAATATCCGAGAAAGGGTCTGAAGTATCGTAGTTATTCCACTGAGCAGTTCCCACTAGAGTAGCATAATTGGTTATAAATGCTGTAGAAAATGCTATACTAGCAGCTTCATCTTCTTGGTCAACCGCTAATTTCTCTGTCAAAAACTCGGTCGTATCTCTATCCATATTTAATGGAATATCGGCATTAGCTCTCATTCTCTCTGTTACAAGTTTAGACAGAGCTCTTACATCGGTTGAGTAAGAATCAGTAGAGACTGACCAATCTACTTCAACGGCTGGAGCACCATCTGCTCTTTTAGCTTTAACCAATTTAAAGGCTTCTTGTCCATATACAAAATACTTATCGCTTTCCTTTTCGACTATTACTGGAGGAAAAATCTGTTCAGCAATGAATAATTCATTTTTCCAAGCAACTGAAAAGTTTGTTAAAATTTTATCTACATGAACATCTGTTAAGGTTGGTTTCATTCTGTTTAACCTCCTCTAATTTAGTATTTAAAATTAACTAAATAAAATTCTTTAATTTCATTCACTGCGGTGGCTGCCTCTAACGCTAGAGCTCGAATATGATGGCCGGCTGTAGTAGTCCCCACAGCTTTGCCAGTCGCAGCTGCAGTAATGAAGGCTCCTCGAGTGATAGCCGCATTAGCAACTACTTTTGAAGTTCCGAGTAGTCTGACGGCAGCTTGTTGACCTGCTTTAGGTTTATTTTGTAAAACACCTACAGCAAATTCACCAAGGGTATCACAGAGAGTAACTTCTCCTTCATTAGCTCCAAGTTTAACGAAACAGTATTGATTTGCTGATAAATCTGTGGCAGCCTTAAAAGATTTATCTAAGACATAATGAGATTGTGCCATAATTTATCGACCTCCTAACTGCAAATTTTCTTCATCTAAAGAAAGTTTTTTGAATTTGTTTCTATAATCTTCATATAGATTCGGATTTCGCTCAATTGCCATTTGAATAGCTTCTCGATAGTTTTTATTTTCAGTTTTCATAATTTTTTTAGCAATTGAATCCAAATCTGTAACTTCTTCTGAATTTCCTGAAAATCCAATCTCGGTAAATAGTTTAGAGTAATTTGGTAACTTCTCCAAAAAGCTATCTATTTGAGGCTCAATTGTAGCATCTATTGATAGATAGAGCGTTTCTAACTCTTTCATTAAATTCATTGGAATTTTCCCTTCCAATTTAGCTACTTTTTCTTTGATTTTTGATTCTCTTAGTTCTGTTTCTAAATTTTGTATTCGTTCTTTTAAAGATTTAGTTTCGGCAGTTTCTTCGCATTTTTCTATTTTTTTGCCAATTTTTTTACCGATTAATTCTTTCATTTGTTTTGCCATTTCAAGTAAAGACTTTTTCCCCGGTTGTCCTTTAAGCACTTCAGTAATTTTTTCTTCTAGTTGAATTAGAGAATTCCATAAAGTCTCCAGATCAGCTACTGCGTCTTGAGACATAGCTACTGGAGCTAAGTCTTTCACCATAGGTCTAATAGTTAAAGCAGCTCCAACTAAGGTCGCTCCATGCTCAGCTTTAGTTTCAGGATCTATGTAGTTTTTTTCAAATTCAGCTGAAATATATTTATAGGTTTTATTTTCTAATTTTTCTTTACCTTCAGGAGTCCATTCAACCCAGCCGTTTAATATTTTATCTTGTAAAAAGATTTCCTTGATCCAACCTACGGCTCCAGGCTTCGTTTCGTGAGCACAATTGACGGGCAGTTCTTTAGCTATAACTCCAGATTCGAAGTTTTCCACCATATTTTGTAAATCTTCTAAAGTAATACTTATTCTACCGTGGACAGGATGATCCCATTCTCCCACTCTTAAAATTTCAATTTGTTGACGACCTTTTTCGTCAAAGATTAATTCATTAGTTAACTCTGTAATCATATTAAATCCTCTCTCTTCACTACAAGAACAGGGTCTTGGATAAGGGTATGGATATGGATAAATTCCACCAACTAATCTAGAAATTTTAGCTTTAATTTCCCTTACCATGTTTCGCTCTTGATTGGTTTCTGCATTTGCTATAAGTTTATCAAGTAAAGTCATTATTTCAGTTATTTCCTGCGGTTCGATCAATTCAATTACTTCTAAAGCAATTTCTTCATCTTCATCATTTACAAATTGATATTCCGCTTTTCGAACCTTTAAAAGATCCAAAATTTTTGTTCTAACTTCTTGATACATTTCTTTCGTCTTTTCGTTTTTTTCTGCAGCTATTAATTTATCGAGTAAAGAGACGATTTCTTCAAATTCTCCTTTTAGAACTGCTATATGTGGAAAGGCTGGATAAATCGCAGGATAATAACCTCTTGGAAATCGGGGGTAGAATGGAACTGGATAGTAGTTTCGAGGAACTCTTCGTCTTATTGGTGGATAGATTTCGGGTCGAGGGTAATACGGACTCACCCAAGTGGGATAATAGTAAGCTGGAAGAACTCTTCGTTTTTCCAACTCTTCTAACTCTTCTAATGTTTCATCTGTTACATTCATTATATCACTCCTTTAATTGGGTAAGGGCGTCTTCTTTACAATCAGAGAAGAGCGTCTTGCCCAACAATTTAATAAGAAAACGCCCTTCTTTGATTTCGTTTTATATTATAAAATATATTTTCTATTTTGTCAATAGTAATTCCTCTGTTTTGGTAAAATTTTCCTGACCAATAGTTTTAGTTCTTTCCAAAATCCAAAAATCTGTCATATTTTCTCGGGTAATAGTGAAAAGTCCCTTTAATTCTTTACTATCGATTTCAAATTTTATAAAGTCTGGTCGTCTTATGAAAACGGTTATTGGATGTCGTTTTAGATATATAACTATAAATGATGGCGTAGCTTTAGTTGGGTTCCAGATAGTGCTAGGCGGTAGATACTCAGGTTCTTTTTCGGTTCCACCTTTAACCATCGCTTCTTCTGGATTCTTCATTTTTTTCATATATCCGTGGACAACTGGATTAAAGCGGGGATCTAATTCAAGAACTAGATGAAAGTAACGGTCTTTCTTTTCGGAACCGAAATCTATTCTCAAATCCCAATGCTCTCTACTTACACCAGGTCTAATTAATTTTCTTCCCTTGAACCATTGCCATTGGAAGGTTAATTCCGCTTTAAATGGTTCGAATTTTTCTTCTTCAAATTTATAAAATTCTTCAGTTAAGGTTAGTCCTAATTTTTTCTTTAGTTCTTTAAGTTCAGGGAATTCAAATTCAATTTTTATTTCCCCTTTTCTAATTAAATCCACCAACTTATTCCTGACAGCTACAGCCTCGCTTGTAGCAGTTTTCTTCCAATAGTGGAATTCAGTAGGGATTTGTTCTCTGACCCAATCTGGTAAAGCTGAAAAACCAAGAGTGGGTAAATAATCTTTGTCTACAGCAGCCTTTGATAATGTGTAACAAGTTTCGTCGAGAGGTTTGATAAATAAATAGCCAGTTTCTTCTTCACCGATAGTTGGTGGTGGGAGAATTATTCTTTCGAAATCCGTTCCATCGATGGGCAGAAAAAACTCCGTTTCTCGTTCGGTATCGATTGAATTCAGAGCTTCTTGGATATAGGTATCGAATTCATCTGAAGCTTCAGCTGGTCTTCTCTCGGGAAACCGCAATCTTCGAACGAAATAACGACCTTTTAATTTACCACCCCTGAAGAACCATTCCGAGAAATAAGGTTTTTTCGATCCATGCCAAGCTTTAGCTTTCCGAAATTTCGGAGTTCCATCGACTATATAAAATACTCCGGGATGTGTAGCGGTAGCTCCTACCGCACCAACTGGAGTAACCCCTTGAAAATCTTTCCATTCAGGTGGTTCGACAGCTTTTTTGATAGCAGTAATTTCTGCAAAGACTGGAGCAGTTAGTTTACCTTTAACTATTCTTCTTCTGAAATGAGGTAGTCCAGTATTCCAATCAATTTTGAAAAGTTTTGGATCGTAAGCTATATTTTCAGCTTCCTCTAGAGTAGTAATTGGTTGTTTGATAGCTCCTCTGATAGCATCGGTGAGAGTCCAACCGACAAGCACGTCTTTGGTTAACTCAATTCGCAAATCTTTATGCGAAGAACGGCCTCTAATGTGAAGTTGCACTACATATTCCACTCCACCTTCCTCTCTATATGGGACTAGCAAGTAAGGATCTTCCATATCAATTTCTTCTGCACTTACGAACTGTTGAAACTCTACTTGTTCTTCTTTAATTTTAAGAGCTAAACCTCTCTCTGCTATTTTATACGCTTCTTTAACTGAATCTGGAATATTCTGTTCTGGTCTGGAACCAGCGAAAACTGGTTCATAAAGGTTAATTCGTCTTTTATCTTCTTTTGTGATGTAGTAGCCGAAATTATGAGCGTGGATTTCGACTATAGTTCCTGGTTCTAGTTTTTCTTTCGTAGCATAACTTCTGCCGATTTTAGTATATTCCTTATCTTTAATTTTTATAATCGTTTGTTCGTCGATTTTGTCATCTGGTTCAAATCTTAGAGCGATTCCATAATTATAAACTCCCTTTACCTTTGTCTCGTATCGGTCATAAACTATAGCGTGAATTTCTACGTAAACTTTGGCTTTCCAAATCTCGTTGGAAACCATGTCGAGTTGGAACTTATGATTGGGATCTTTAATCATGATTCCTTCACAAGCAGGTTGTTTCATCATATTTTGAATGGCTTCATCTAGTTCTTCGCTTGTTTCGATCATTTGACTTGGAACTAAATTCAATAAACTCTTTTTCAAATCGGGAACTCCATTAGTTGATTGTTTAAACGGGATTAACCTTAAATACCGCAGTCTATCAATAAGAGGTAGATCGTGAATATCTCCTCGAGTCAACTGTAGTTCATGATGAACGAGTTCGTCATCCCAAAAATATACAATATCCCAAACGTGAAACGCAAAGAATCGGTCGTCGGGTGCTCCTTTTTCCATCAAATACGAGCCAGCGAACTCTCTCCCTCGATGCACTCCGCCTTTCCAATTTTCCATTTCAATCATTACAACAAATCGTTTCGGATTTTTGAAAGCTAAAAGTTCTTTCGTGAGAAATGGTAATCTATGAGATACTTCAAATCCTCGTTCGGTATAAGCTAGAACCTTCTTCTCAGACTTATGTAAAGCCAAAAGAGCGCCGTCAAACTTTTTCTGCAGAATTATCGTGTCAATTTCTTTCAATTTTATCTCTTCATTTTGTCTTAACAATTTCAAATTCGGAAACTCCTTTCTTAAGTCCGTTTCGATGTCATTGAATTTTCGACCTTCTAATCGACCGTAATGAGTGAAGTAAACCTGTTTCCATTCATTTTTCTTTGCCAATTTTAAAGCTGACTTCATTGAAATATGTCCAATTCTTAGATTGGGAAAATTTTTGGGTATTCTCACTATATTTTTAGCAAATGATGATGCTCCTACAATGGCTATATCAACATTTTCAAGATATTTAGTGTATTCTCTATCGACCCAGAGAAAGTCTGGTAAATAAAGTAAGTTTTGTTCATTTTCGATTCGATATCCGACAGTCGGAGCAAGAATCGAATGGACTACTGGGAAAGCGGTAATTTTCAAGCTCGCAATCTCAACTGTTTCCTCAATCGCAATTTTCTTAAATTTGATTTGTGCAGTTTCTTCTTTCCATTTCGATTTAAGGACACGATGGGGTATGTAGATTTCAGCCTTTGGAAATCTTTGTTGGAAAGCATTTATTACCTCTTTAGCGAAATGGTCTTTATGTAAATGTGTTATGAATAACGCTAATGGAACTGCTTTAATTAACTCTAAACTTCTTTCATCTGCCAAATCGAAAATAACCGAGTATTCTCCAATTACTAGTTCAAGAGATGCGTAAGCAGTATCTTTCAGCTCACCAATTTCAGGAACTTCGCCTCTTATACCAATTACATTAATCTTCATCATTATCCTTTGCCTATCCCTAAACCTCCGAAAGTTACCGAAGCTGTTCCTACTATCGCTTTAACTCTTAAATATCTTCCAAAATTCAGGATCCTGAGTGAGTATTTTCCGACTGCTGATATTTGAGCTAATGAGGAATGGACATATTCTGTTGTTTTATCTGGCGAATAGATAGCAGAAACATCAAGAGTAGCAGTTGCTTCTACAGCAGTTACATCAACAAAAATTATAAATTCATCTAAATCTCCAACTTCTATCCAATCTGAGTTATAAGTTGCGGGAGTTCGTGAAGTAGTTGGGAAGAAGCTGAAATTCCTTAAATATCTTCCGCCTCGTTTCTTGGTTATAATAGCCATTATTTCACCTACTTTCTTTCAATAATTCTTTTTCGAGAAAATAGTTGATGATAAACTTCGTATCCCATCTGTTGTTTTCTCTAGATAAAGGAAAAGCAGGTTGTCCACTTTTCAAGGGATAGAAAAATTCGAATAATACAACTTTATCTTTTTCTTTCGCTTCTTCAGCTTGCCTTAAAGATTCTTTCGGATAACGAAGCATCCACTTTGGTTCTTCCATCTCTATTAATTCAAAGGGTTTAATAGATTGAAATTTTAAACTCCAAAGTGGAATATGATTAGTAAAACTCGTTACATAATTTTTCCAAGTAATATGTAGCCTTGGCCATATTTTTGCTCTTTCAGATAAAGGTATCATTCTAAAAATTCTAAATATAATAGGAATCTTTATTTCTTCAGGTAAATTTTCTGGTAGGTTAATTACTAAATCAATATCTCCATCGCTGAATCCCCAGTTACAAATATTTCCGCATAAATAAGCTACAGGATGAATCACTTCGAAGCCATCATTATCAAAGTAGCTTAACATTTCATCTAAAAGAATAGGCTCTTGTCTAGGAGTAGTATATCCAGGGTAAATAGGAGCTGTTTCCATTTCAATTTCTTTTAATTTAAAGTTAGAAACTAATAATTCTCTTCGTTTACCTCGTAATTTAGGATCATCAGGATATATATGCCGAGTATAAATTTGCTTAACTTCAAAGTCTTCGAAAAAATTTTGATAATCCGAAGAAATTGATAAAATAAACTTACCTTTCAATTTTTCCAAATTTTCTTTCAACTTTTCCAAATCCTCTTGAGTAAACGGAAAAATTCGAGAAGTTCTAGCTGAAGGATAGGGGGGATCAATATAGAACAAAGTATCTTGACTATCATATTTAAATAAAATTTCCTCATAATCTTTGTTATATATCTTCACTCTTTGTAATCTATCGTGAAATTTTTTCCATTTGGATTGAAAAAGAACTGGAATGAGCGGTCTATCCCCCTTTCCCACTTTGTTATAATATTCGCTTATCCCTTCTTTCAGATTCCTATTAAATGAATATCTTTTAGCATAGAAATATCTATAAATTCTTTCTTTATCCTCTAAAGATTTCCAATCACTATTTAAAAATTTTTCATATTTCTTTTTACTAGGAGTCCAATCTTTCCGTTTCAACCAGTTAATATCTTCTTCATTACATCGTTGCAAAAATTTAAGGAAAAAAGTAATATTTTCATCTATATCATTTAGAATTTCAACTTCAGATTTCGGTTTAGAAAAGAAAACCGCTCCTGATCCGCAATTATGAACTGTTGCTATTCTAGTTATAAACGAATGGCTATCTACTACTTGTAAATTATAAACTTTACCATTATAATTCGAGTAAATAATCGATTCAACTCGTCTTAAAAGAAATCCAATTTTTTCCTTATTTTGGTAATATCTCAATAGGTTAATTCCATTTCTCCGACTCAAATGCGAGGGTGAGCCAAAAATAAAATCTTTACCCATTAGCTTCGCAAATCTTTTAGCTCCATCAGAACCAACTCTAAGAGTAAAATAAACACAATCAATCTTTCTCTTCGTAAAAGGAAGAGCAGTCGTTTGTTTCCCGAAAGTTAGAGTAGGACAAAATCCAAGTCTTAACAACAATAGGAAAATATCATCTGCTAATTTCTTTGAAGTAGTAGTAATAGAGAAGGATTTATCCTTTTTTGCAAAATGCCCATCACCTTCAAACAAACCTCGAAGTAGCATTAGAAGTCTGCTATTTGATAATCTCTTTAAATTTTCGGGTATAAATTTATTTCTTGCTCTTCTTCCAAACTGTTGGAAAAACCTCGACGCTTGGACAGAACTAAAGCGAAGTGCTACTACATTTGAATTTATACTTTTCTTCATATTGAACCCATTACAATCGAATATGCGTTTCATTTCTTTTCTAACAAAATCAATCAAATCTACTTCTTTCTTGTTAAAGGTAAAAAGAACGCTGCTATTACTATAACAACCTTCGGCTAAATACAAACCAATTAATCTGCAAAAACTTCGGCTTAAACATACAGAGATTCGTCTATTCCTTCGCCTTCCTCCATGCCTTGCTATAGGAAGCGAAATTCTTGGATGTTTGAAACAATTAGTTCTTAGATTATCAAAGTGATAAACCAATAGATCTCCCTTCTTTATTTCAGAGGCTTTGATGTATTCAGCGTATTTCAATAGTTCTCGAGCTCTTTGAACAGTTAATTTTTTCAATTTAACTTGCTTTTCTGTTTGACTAGACTTTATCGGACTAAATTTAATTTTTGGAACTGGATAAGGAAAAGATTTCCGCCATTCCTGTTTAACCAAAGATAATAACTCTCTTTTGATACAAAGAATCGGATGATTCTCAGTAAATGATACTGAATCAAAATAACCTTTCACTTTAATCTTTAAAATTTGACCTTGATATTCTCTTTCATAAGTCTGACAAATAGTTTTAAATTCAAGCGAAGAGAAAACTCTCTCCCCCACTCGCATTTCTTGGATAGGTTTCCATCCACTTTCAGATAAAACTTCCGAATCTTTTACTAAACAAAACGGTTCACAATAAATTTTATGTTCTGGTAATAAGGGAACAATTCTTTTTGCCAAATAAAGTTTACCTTCTGGATGACCAATTGGCACATCCATTTCTATTAAATCTTCAGTGAAAATGTTTATATCTTCGTATAATTCCTTTTGTAAGTATTTTTCTGCTTTTCGTTTTAATTCAGTTAAAGCTGGAACTTCATAACCTCTTTCTCTTAGTTCTTTCATTATAAAAGCTGTGGTTTTAATTATATCATCTTTTGTCCAATTGCCCCATTTACCATCTTTTAAACGATTCCAGCCAATCTCTAAATAATAGAGATCTCCCCATAATATTTTAGTAGAAGCTTCTTTTATTTCTCTTTCAGTAATAGTATCTACAGGTTTCAGAAAATCTATTTCAGCTAAATAATTTTCTAAAAATTTTACATCTGTTATGAAAACTTGTGGGCCAACTGGTCTTTCAATTGGTTTTGGTTCTTTAAATTTTTCAATAATGTCAAATTCATAAGCGTAAAATGAATAAGCTCCTGGCCACCATTCATGTAATTCAGATTCAGAAATTCTATGTCGTGGCTGTAGGTCAAAAAACTCTTTAATGCTAATCGGTTTAGGAGACTTTAATACAATGATTCCTAGTGCTTGGTTACCTTCTATTAAATAAAGAGGTTCTCCAATATACTTGCCGAAATGCCTTCTCTTAATAATTAGTGTTTTCTCTCCTGTCATAATCATTTCACCATGAGGTTTAACAAGTATTAATCCGTGTTTTGCTTCTTCAAATTCAATTATCTCGTTAATTTCCTGCTTCCTTATTATGTCTAGATACTCGTCTATTGCACTCCTTTTATAAGGTAGTTTTCTTCTTAAGATTTCATCTTTTACTAGTTCGTGTGCATTAACTACCGCTTCAATGCTGCCCTTCTTGCTTCCAGCCAACCAAGCTTCAAAAATTCCTCTTAATCTTCTCTCCTCTTGTAATAACTGTGAATCAGTCCACTTTTCATAAATCATCTTCCTAAAAACCTCATTGTTGTTTTATTATCTTTCTTATATAATTGTTCTTTCTTGATATTATACTTTTCACAAAGAACTTGTAACTCTTCTTCGAAAGTTGTTTCTTTTACTCCTATTTTCGTTTCCTCCATCTTTTTCTCAGGCAAATCTAAACTCTTCCTGAAAAAATCTTCTAATCCTTCATCTGCTGTTAGAAATCCCGATCTCTGTAATCGCTCAACTATTTCACTCATTGTTTCTCGATCTAATTCGCCTAATCCTTTTACGGTTAACTTAGGGTATCTCTTTCGATCAGGCCAATTTAAATCTACTAACTTTTGTATAGCATATTTATTAAAAGTATCGCAAATATCTTTTCCTATAGCTTGAAGAGCTAGCATATAAATTTCCTTAAGAGTTTTTGATAAAGCATAAGAACCTTTTCTTGCCTCACCTAGCCCTAGAAAATTAGATAGCATAGACTTCTCAATTTGATGGTCATAATAGGATATTGCATTTTGTAAGGCTTCTGCTTTCATTTCGACATTAGAAGATTCAAAGACAAATCCGGGGGGTCTAATAAATCCCATCTGTTCATGAGCTCTCCAAGCCCTAACAATGTCTTTTGCCATTTCTAAGTCCCGACTAGTATATTCATCAGGTAAACCAATAGTTGGAGTTCCAATTGCATTTCGTTCCAATCCTATTGCTTGAATTTTCAGTAATTTATCTTTAGTCCACCAGCTTCGATAAGCCGCTCGTAAGAGAGAAACACCTTCGAAATTTGATCCTTCTCTTCGATAAGTAAAAACTAATAATTTCTCAACTGGTATTTCAACAAGTCTGTATTCATTTGCAATATAAACTTCTTGAACTATTCCTGCTAAGCCACCTTCTTCATCTAATAACCATTGATTTAAAGTTTGAGGTAAACGAGGTGCAAATTTTTTCCATTTGATTAACCCTGTTTCTTCATCAAGTTTGAAGACTTTCTCGAAAATATTAAATCCAAATGGAAGTATTAATAGAACATGTCTCAAAAAATCATTCCAAGTAATACTAACCTCTTCAAATAGATTATTTGAAATGAATTTAGCAATCGTTTTGTCTTCTTCCTGCTCCGAAGCAGCTTGAATAAACCAAGTAGCAGCTAATATCGGTAACTCAAAAACTAATAGACAAGCTGCCACCGTTGGATCAGATTTTCGCATTTGGTCAAACTGTTCTATCCGATTCGGAAGAGCCGCCAACTTGGTCTCATATTCCTCTTGAATTATACCAGCTAAAATTCTAGTTCCAGTAGCACCATACTCTAATAATAACTGTTTCGCAGCTTTCTCTGCTTCCCGCTCTTCTTTTCTCTTTTTTTCCAGTTTTACTAAATTAAATGGAAAATATTTAGTTAATGAAAAACTATTCTTTTCCTTCAAATCTAAAGATTTCACTTTTTCTTTTCCTTAAATCGGAAAACTTTGACCAGTAAAAGTAACACCAGAAAATTCTTCCGATAACGCCTCATTATAAAGAAAATCACTCGTTTGTAATCCCTCCGACATTCTATCAACAAATGGTCGAACTCCAGAACCCTTCAAGGCTTTATCCGCCAAAAATAAAGCAATTACCATATCATCATGCTTTCCTTGCGGAAATACTTCCAATTCGTCTAAAAATATATTAACTAATTCTTCACCAATTTCCTCCTTTATGAAAAAAATCTTCTGCTGAATTAATAATTCCTTCAGATATGGTATTCCCTCAACTGGATGCCACTTCTTCTTGGTCATCTTAAAGCCCCTAACAGGTAAATCAGTAATCTTAGTTAAAATTTGATGATATAGATCTTGGAAAACATTATTCTCAAGTAAAATCTTTCTTGGTCTATATTTCCTTGCTAAATTTTTCAAAGCTTCAATCTGCTGAAAGACCGTCAAACCTCTTTTCCTGAAAATATGAATCACTTGCCGTTCCTCGAATAGAGGATCATACTCCATCACTAAATAAACTGTATAATCACCTTGTTTCTTTTTAGCAGTGTGACCAGTTAAGATAGAAAAATCACAACCAATTACATAATAAGACTGTTCGGAAAAAAATCTTCTCTTCTCCAATAAACAACTATTTAATAACGACCTAGGAAAATATCTTTCATCCTCAGATAAGAGCTCACAAAGAAAATTTCTCGCAAATAAAACCGAACCAATCTCACGCCTTTTCTCCTCCAAAACTTCTTTACTCCACTTTTCAGGCCAAAGTAATTTATCACCTTCTATAGCCTTAAGATGAACAAGATGCCAGCCAGGAAGCTCTCTCAAAATCCCATAAATATCAAACCTTGACTGTGGCGTTCCAATCACCACTATTTCGCCTTTCGGTTCTAAAGTATTGAAGACTTCCGATAAAATCCAATTGTTAATCTTATCACAATACTCAGAAGATTGGGAATCCTCAAAAGATATGGCATCATCTAAAATTATTAAATCAACCCTCTTCCCAACCACAGAAGAGAGAATCCCAGCGCAACTCATAGTAGAATCCTTCATATCTCTTGGCCGAAAAACCGTAAACGAAGAGTCCTTAAAATCCCAAGCATCAATCGGCTTGAATAAACCGAAAACCGAAACTAACTTCTCACTTTCTAAAACTCTTTCTATTAATTGAATATATTGACTCGCTAAACTAAACGAATTCGATATTAACAAAATCCTTATGTTTCTATCCCTAACAATCCGCCAAACTGGATAAATAATCGATAGACAAGTAGATTTAATCGAACATCTAGGAGCTAAAATTAAACTTCTCTTATTATTTAAAACTGAACTGAAATAAATATCCGTATGAGAAGGTAAATTATTTTCAAAAATTTCCTTGGCAAATAACTTTATATCATTCGCTAATACTATTCGCTTCAAATCAAGCTGATTCAACATACTTCCTTATAATCTCCATATCCTCTGGACTAATATTTATAGGGGGAACTGGAACTTGCATCGAAAGACTCTTCTGAACCCTCAAACCTAAAACTTCATCTATCCGCTGTCTAGCTTCAGAAATAATATTTAAATGCTTTGCCATAGCTAACGAACTTCTAGCTTCCGAACTAACTAAATCTAACTTCTTTACTTCACTGAAAGCCTTCTTCATAACTAAAGAATATAACTTAAAAGAACGAAAAACTTCTACATCTCTCGAAGAATAACCACGAATAATCTCTTTAATTAAATCATAATAATAATGAATTCGCTCCCTCGAAACTCCATCCGACTTTAACTCAACCTTCGAATCACCAAATATAAACCCATTAAACGCAATATCGAAAGCTATCTCATCTTCAAGAGAATTAACTACTAAACCTTCCCTAAATAACTCAATCTCCATTTCCTTAATATTATAAGATAAAAATTGAAAATTGTCAAGAAAACATTCTTCATTTTAAAATAATACTAAATAATATTGAAAATTAATACCATTTAGTAGCATTTGGACTATTGACTTTTTGTAAATTTCAAGATATAATAAGAATAGAGGTGAATTTGAATGGTAAGTTTCGTTATCTCCCTAGATAAAATACTTTATAACTATCTATTGGAAATCTCAAAAGAAGAAGGAATACATATCTCTATCTTAATAGAAAAATTAGTAGTTGAATACTTGGAGAAACAAGGAATTAAATTAAGAAGAGAAATAGGTCGAAGGAGATTTCACTATTTCCCAATTGAAGAAAATGAATAAATTGGAAGAAATTTTAAATAAAATTGAAATTTGCATTAATACTATGGAACAGATTCCAATTAAAGGAGCTTATGAACTTTGGTTGGAAGAAATCTTAGCAGACCTAAAGAAAGAGGAAAACTATGAATAATTATTTCAATAAAATTAACAGGAGGTTAATATGCAATTCATCTGTAACCAAAAAGAATTAAACGAAAAACTGAAATTAGTATCAAAAGCAACAACTGAAAAAGGAGCTATATCTATCCTCGAAAATTTACTGCTCGAAATTAAAGAAAATTCTAACTTATTAAAATTATCAGCAACTAATCTAGAATTTGGAATCGAAACAAATTTAAAAATCAAAACAATCAAAAAAGGAAAAGTCTGTTTACCTGCTAAAATCCTAAGTAAATTGATCGATAACTTCGACTCTGAAGAAATTTCCTTTCATATCAAAAATCAAGCTGAAATTACTAGTAATAGCTCAATCTATAAACTGAATATCTCAGACCCAGAAGAATACCCAATTCTGCCAAAAATCCCAGAAATTAAACCAATCATCCTCCCAGAAGAACAACTTAAAAGAACTTTGAAAATGATATTACGAGCTGGAAAAGAATCAGAATATGGAATATTAATCAAACTAGAACCAAATTCTATTAAATTCGTAACAACTGATGGAATCGTCCTAGCCGAAAAAACTATAACAAAATCTTTACCTAAAAATTCACAAATGAAAATAAATTTGGATTTCACTACAGTTTCAGAACTCGAAAAACTCCTAAAAGAATCAAAAGAAGAAATCAAAATCTATATCGATAAATCCAAAATATTCTTTCAGTGCGAAAACTTCCTATTTTATTCCTCCCTTCTTAATCGAGAATTTCCAAATTATAAAGATTTTATCCCAACTAGCGAAAATAAATTCTTTAAATTCAATAAAGAAGAATTTCTAACTAAATTGAAAAGAACAAAACTAATTTCATCTTCTGTTCGTCTAATTACAAATGATAAAAAAAATTTGATTCTAAAATCTGGATCACCAAACCTAGGAGAAGGAACTGAATCAATCGAAAAGGGAGAAATTCCACTCCAAATTGAAATACAATTTACTTCAGATAGATTAATCGATATAGTTGAAGCAATCAACGAAAATGAAGTAAATTTTGAATTCTTCGGAAAAGAAAAACCAATAATATTTACCCCAACCCTAAAATGGGAAGAAAGCTTTTTATTTATGATTATGCCAATAGTTGACCTGGAAGAAGAAATTCTACAAGAAATAGTCGAAGAACCTCCAGAACTCGATTTCGCCAATATACCAGAATAAATTAAAGATAGTCTTTTAAAATCAAAAAAATTCCGCCTCAAAACGATAATATTATATAAAATTTAAAAGTGGATGAAAAACTTGAATTGAAAATTAAAGCTAATTACCTCGCACATAAACTACATAAACTATCTGAAATATTATCAGAAGAATATTGTATCGAAAAAAAATTAATGCTCGAAATTATTAAAAAAATATTAACTAAACTTCCTGAATATATGAAATAAAGTAAATGAAAAAATTCAAATGCTGAAAAAAAATCACTTACTTTAGCATACGTGGAAAAGTTATTTTCTCAAAAAAAAATTGGTCGGAAAATTGGAGTGCAACCCTTTCTCAAATGGGTTGGTGGCAAATCTCAGCTGATCAGACAATATTCTCCTCTTTTTCCTCAAAGATATAATCATTATCTTG